AAGAAATCTCCTCATGCCTGTGGCTTCGGCTTCAAATGTATTGAAGGAGACAAAATCTCAAATTTCGGGGTCCTTAGACCCTAATGCTAACCTCCTGGGACTTTCCCGGAGTTTAGATATCTATATACCAAAACCTTTGGTTGTGGTAATAGGGCGATTCGGTAAGGATGAACCTTATCGGTCGCGTAGTAGGCGTGTTCGGGAGCATCTCCCCTACCTACCATTGTCTGTTACAGATAAAATCTGTAAGATGAACTCTGAGTCGCTCAAGCGATTGAGCAACACAGTTGAGGCCATCAATGATAATATCATGATGTCCACTCCCGAGGTTGTAAGACAACTTCGAGAGATGCCGGCCTACATCAAATTGATGCGGTGGGCGTACGGCCTGGGCTGCTTCAACAGCGATCGGGTCTGTAAACAATGGAAAAAATTTTCCGTTTGTATACGATGGAAGGGGCTTCAGTCTTTGACTGATGCGCCCGAAATCCCGGATGATTTTCCGGGATTTGGCGACGAGAGGGATAACCTCTCCGAGCTGCCTTCCTTATGGAAGGAACTCTGTCCCTGGCTCTCACGAGTCTGGGACCGCGGGGTGGTGTCAAAAGCCGAGTCAACACGGCTTTTGCACCTTGTTACGGGCAGGAATTTTCCTGCTGGTAGCAAATCTACTAGGGAACAGTCCTTGCGTAAGCACGCAGAGACGTTATGTTCTAAACCTAGTATCACAGAAGACCGACGGAGGATTCTCCGAAGGCTCAGCGTCCTCATCGGGCGTTCTGTGAAAGGGTTGAAGCCAAAGAATTTTAAATCTTTGGGGCACCTTTCCCTAACTTCATCCGCCTCGATTGATTCGAGCGTGAAGGAAGGGGGAAGGGCAGCCGAAGTGGCGGTAAAATTCCGCCACTGGGCTAACTTCGTTCCAAACGAGGACTCTCAAGGAGAGACCTGGTTTGGCCAGCCCTACCTGCTAGTAGCAGGTAGGCCTAGATGGCAGACGATGTGTCGGGCAGAGCCCGTCCACAGAGTCTCCGATGAATTCGGAGAAAGTTCCGAAAACATGGTACTCGATTTTGAAAACTTCAAATACGAGGATCCGCTGTATGGTTTGGACGCAGTAACTGGTTTCCAGTTACTTCAATGGTCCATTGAAGAGGGCCTTGCAAATAAATGTTTGCAAGGAACCCCATACAAGACAGATGACCTGTTACGAACAGGTCAGACCGCACCGTCCATTAAGGCGAGTGCGATCGGCGAACCGGGAGCAAAATCCCGGGTCGTCACTGTCGGAGAAGATTGGCTAACAATCTTCCTCCAACCGTTTAGCCACCACCTATTAGGTATGGCTAAACTCCATCCATCAGTGACGGCTGGCCTCACACGAGGCTGGCAACTGTATGAATGGGTGAAGAGACTACGCAATGCGGGTCCCGTCACTGACTCAGATACCTACTTTTTAAGTAGTGATCTTACTACGGCGACAGATTTCTGTACGCACGAGTACTCAACCGAGATGGTTGAGGGGTACATGGAGGGCTTAGATGAAACATCTGAGTACCTCCGGGCGTCGGCAAAGTTACTTTGCTCTTCTAGACGCTATGAGAATGCTGAAGGAAAGTCCTTCGACACTCTCACATCTCGAGGCATCCTGATGGGAGACCCCGGGGCGAAGTTAGTCTTAACTCTGCACAATCTTTGTGCAGAGTGGGAGGCTTTTATTCGATTCGAGCTTGGCATGCTCGAGGCCACAGATAGCGAGTTTCTCGCATACCTGTCGTCACACAAGGGAGCCGCCACTGTGAAGTGGCGTCATTTTGCGTGTTCGGGCGATGACCATATTGGTCAAGGTCCACTGCCTTACCTTAAGCGTATTACGCTTAACCATGGATTAAACGGCATGGCCGTATCCTGGTCCCAGAACTTTTTAAGTCGGGTAGGTGCTTTCTACTGTGAAGAGATGCTCTTCACGGTGGGACTGAGTAAATCGGAAATCTGGGGAGTCGAAACTCCCTTGAACAAACGAGATTATCTCAGGCAACCTCACATAGATGCTATGAAGATAAGGTTACTTTCCCCTTGCTCAAAAGAGTGCGAGGGGAAGGATGAGCCAAACCCTGCCATTGGCAAGGCACGCCAGATGCAAGGCATGTTGGCGTGGCTCGGCGGCGGCTTCGAAGCCATGGTTCCCATGGCGTCGGCACGCTTTGAACAGAGGATGGAGAAGTTTCTTCCCACCCTCTTGTCAACCCGATATCTTCCAGTAAAACTGGGAGGTATTGGATCTCCTTCTTTCCATCGCTCAGTGAGCGAATTGCGGAAGATATTCACGGAAGAAACTCCGTGGATACATCTACAGTCTATCAAAGATGTCTTTGATGGTACTGCCAACCTTCTGGTGAGGCGTTGTCTCGCGAATTTCGCGACCAACGCTCGAGCCAGGGGGGTCTCTTCTGACGAGGTCCAAGACCAAGTGAAAGAGGTACTGTCAAACGCCGAGTTAGTACACGGCGTTTCAGACACTGATTTGCAGTTGATAACTGCTCACAGTGACACTGACTGGCAACACTTGCGTTTCAGTGACAAGGTGACTCTGGCCAAAAGGCACGGACTCACTACGATCGATGATGCTATTAACAACATCGACCGACCCTATTTGTTCCGGAACATGTTATGTCCGGAGGTCTCACGCCGTCACGGCGAAGATCCATACAAGAGCAAAGCGTATGACGTTTTGCCTTGGAACATTAGGGAGTCGCGACTGCTCAAAAATCTAGAGCAGACACGCGCCGAGGTCAATCCTGCACAGGGAGGCGACTTCGGTCCAATCGTAGATAAAATCGTCGATTGGGCGGCCGGGATGTCAAAGTATCTCGACCTTCCGCAAGAAATATATTTTCTTCCGGAAAGTGTCGTAGTGTCAGATTCACTCTGCACGCTACGAGTGCCTATTTAATAAATAGTTACGCTTCACTTGGAGCTTGTTTTCTACTAGAAGACGAATCCACTAGTTCAAGGTCCGCGTGTT